CTCGGCGGCGAATGGGTCGGCTCGGACGTGAAGGTCGGCATCGGCTGGGAACAGTGGGACGGGGGACTGCGACCGCCGGCTCCGTACCCGTCGTGGACGTGGAATGACGGGTGGGTGCCGCCGATCCCGCAGCCGGCCGACGGACTGTGGACGTGGGACGAGGACGCCGGATCGTGGGTCGAGGTTGAAGACCTGCTCTAACCATGTACCATTTCTGCACGTGCCGCTAACCACGCGGACCGCCGTGCCGCTACCCACGCGGAGGCCTCCCGATAACAGACAACGTTCCCAGGAGGAACCAGCATGATTCACGAATACATCAACCGCCAGGTTGAGGCTCGTGCGCGTGCGTGGGGCGAGGCCAAGGCGCTTCTCGACCACGCTGCCGCCGAGGGCCGCGACCTGACCGCGGCCGAGCAGGAGCAGTACGACCGCATCAACGTCGACCTCGACGAGCGCACCGCGGTCATCGAGAAGATGACGCGCGACCACGAGCGCGAGCAGCAGGCCGCGGCGCTCCGCGTTCCGGACGCTCCGGCTCCGGTTTCGACGGACGCTGACGTGCTCCGTTCGCTGATCACGGGCGAGCGTCGCACCGCGACCTTCGAGCGTCGCAACATGACCACGTCGACCGACGGTGGCACGGTCCCGCAGGGCTTCTACGACGTCCTGCAGGAGCAGCTGCGTTACACGGGCCCGTGGGGCAACGACAACGTCGGCTACACCATCATCACGACCGGGTCCGGCGAGGACATCAAGGTCCCGACGCAGACCGGTTTCTCGACCGGGTCGGCGACGGCCGAGGCCGCGGCTGCTGGTATCAGCAACCCGACCACGTCCTTCCTGACGCTCCGGGCGCACAAGTACTCGACCCTGATCACGATTTCACGCGAGCTCCTGGAGGACGCAGGCGTGGACGTCGTCGGTTTCATCGGCCGCCAGGCCGGTAACGCCATCGGCGCGATCGTGAACGAGAAGCTGGCGATCGGTACCGGCACGGTGGAGCCGAACGGGCTCTTCAACGCGGCCGGCTCCGGCGTTCGTGGCACCGCCACCAACTTCGAGTTCTCCGCGGACGACCTGATCGACCTCACCATGTCGGTCGACTCGGCCTACGCGTCCAAGCCGCAGGCGGCGTTCATGCTCCGTCGCGCGACCATGGGCACGCTGCGGAAGCTGAAGGACGGGCAGGGCCAGTTCATTTACGACCCGACGGTCGGCGCTCAGGCGCTGCTGCTGGGCTACCCGGTCCACGAGAACCCGTACGCGCCGGCCATCGGCACGGCGGCCAAGTCGGTCGTCTTCGGTGACATGTCGAGCTTCCACGTTCGCCAGGTCGGCGGGGTGGAGATCGCGCGTTCCGACGACGCGTACTTCGTGAACGACCTCGTCGCGTTCCGTGTGAGCGTGCGTGTCGACTCGAACCTGGGGCAGGCCTCGGCCGTCAAGTTCTACCAGGGCAAGTGATGTGAACCCGGGGGGGTCGGTTTTGCAGGGCCGACCCCCCCGGGACCTGCAGCCTTACCTGCACTCGAGGGCGACATGCCTGACCTTGCTCGGGTCTTTTGGTATTCGAATCATCCGGAAATGCCGACGGGGTATGGAACCCAGTCGAAGCAGGTGCTTCGCAGGCTGAAGCGTCGCGGCCATGACCTCGCGATCCATGCAAACTGGGGTGGTCCCGGTGCGCTGAGTAAGTGGCATGGTGTGCCGGTGTTCCCGGCCGGCTATGACGCCTATTCGATGGATGTCGTTTCGGGGCATTGGCAGTCGTGGGCTGACGAGCGGACGGTGTTCGCCACTCTTTTCGACGTGTGGGTGCTCCGCAATCCGCAGCTCGAGAAGATTCCGAACGTCGTGTCGTGGGTGCCGGTCGACCATGCCGGCCTTCCGATGGACGTGCACCGGTGGGTGGCGCGGGAGAATGTGACGCCGGTCGCCATGTCGAGGCATGGTCAGCGGGCGATGGCCGACCGTGACGTCGAATCGGTCTACATCCCGCATGCGCTCGAGAAGCATTGGAAGCCGACGCCTTTCGAGGAGGATCCGTGGCCGGGCCGGTTCGTCGTCACGATCCCGAACGCGAATAAGGGGGTCCTGCCGTCGCGGAAGGCTTGGGGTGAGAACCTGCTTGCGTTCGCAGTGTTCGCGAAGCGGCATCCGGAGGCTCTGCTGTACCTGCACACGGAGGTTCGGTCGAAGGCTGGTATCGACCTGGTGGCACTGCTCGACGCTGCAGGGGTGTCTCGCGAGCAGGTGACGATCGTCGACCAGTATGACCATCGGATGGGTGTGCCGGACGAGCTTATGGTGCGGCTTTACACGCGGTCGGACGTGCTGCTTTCGGCGACCGCCGGGGAAGGTTTCGGCCTTCCGGTGCTCGAGGCGCAGGCGTGCGGGACGCGGGTCGTCGTGTCCGATTTCTCCGCTCAGCCGGAGCTCGTCGGGGACGGGTGGTGCGCGCAGGTTCAGCCGCAGTGGAATCCGACGCAAGGACAGTGGTTCGCGACCCCGCTCGTGCACTCAGTGGTCGAGGGGCTCGAGGCCGCGTTTGCCGCGGGCGGCGGCCACTCGCAGCAGGCCGTGGATTTCGCGCAGGACTACGCGGCCGACAAGGTCTTTAATGAGGGGTGGGTGCCGCTGCTGGACCGGTTCGTATGATCCCGTGGCTGGTCGTCCCGACGCTGACCAGGCATGACCTGCTCGAGCTTATGCTGGCTTCGGTCGACCATCCTGTCGGCCGGCTCGTCGTCGTCGACAACTCAGGCACCCTAGACGCTGCCGGCACGGACTTAGCAGACGACTTTAGGGTGCTCCGGATGCCCACCAACCTCGGGGTCGCGGCGTCGTGGAACCTTGCTTGCCGGCTGGCCTACCGTGACGCGTACGTCCTGATCGCATCCGACGACGTGACGTTCCCGCCGGGGGCGCTCGCCAGGTTCGCGGAGCTGTCGGGGGAGGATCGGGTCGTCCTGTCGGGGACGTGGCCGCACTGGTGCGCGTTCAGCCTCGGTATGGGGGTGGTGCACCGGGTCGGCCTTTTCGACGAGGGCTACTACCCGGCCTATTTCGAGGACACGGACTACCGCCGGCGGCTCGATCGGGCCGGCGTCGAGGTCGTGACCGGTCCCGAGGTGGGGCATCGCAACTCGTCGACGCTGCGGGGCGGCGATTTCGGTCGGGCTAATGACCGGAGCTACGCGGCTAACTCGACCCTTTTCGACGAGGACCGGCATCACGGTTTCGACCCGTTCCGTTGGAGGGCGCTGTCGTGGCTGTGAGCTTTTGGGATTTCGAGGGCCGGCATGCGGGCGAGACGATCTACGTGCTCGGCTCGGGGAAGACGCTCGACTACGTCGACCGGACGTTTTTCGATGGGAAGACGGTCGTCGCGACGAACCATGCTTGGCGCGGGAAGGCCGACCACGCGTACGTGTGCTCCAACCATTGGGGGACCGAGGGGGCCGAGTGGCTGGTGGTGACCGAGGCCGAGCAGGTCCCGCCGTCGGACCGGCATGACGGGCCGCGGCCTGACGGGGACCGGGTCATCGTGGTTCCGACGATTGAGCAGCGGTACGCCGATTTCGTGCCGGGTCAGCACTGGCCGGAGCGGGGAAGGTTCGTCGTGGGGCCGACGTCCCTGCACCTTTCGATGCATTGGGCCGTTTGGCTTGGGGCCGCGCACCTGGTGCTCGTCGGGGCCGACTGCGGGGTGATCGACGGGGACAATAATCGTGCGGGGTACGCCGCGCCGGTGAACGGCGACCAGCTGGCCGCGCACGCGCATCATCGGATGTGGCAGACGAAGCTCGAGCAGGTCGCCGGTAAGATTCGGTCGCTCGGGGTGTCCGTGCACTCGCTGAATCCGTGGGTGACGTTCGGGCTCGAGGGGCACCGCTGGGAGCAGCAGCGGTAGACTGAGCCGGCCCGGAGGTCACCATGTCGACTAAGTATGCGACGCTCTCGCAGGTCAAGGCCGCACTGCGGATCACTGACCAAATCGACGACGCGCTGCTGAACACTGCGCTCGAGGCTGCGTCCCGGTGGGTCGACGGCTGGTGCGACCGTAAGTTCACGCCGGCTGCTGCAGGGACGGCCGTCTACGCGCCGACGGGCCGGATGGACGACCTGCTCGTCGACGACCTGACCGCGGTCACGTCTATTGCGATTGACGAAGACCTGGACGAAACGTACGGGACGACGCTGCGGCCGCTCGACTACGTGCTGCTGCCGGTGAACGCACGCTCGGGCGGCCTTGACTTTCCGTACTCGCGGATCAGGCCGATTGAGGAAGGTTACTGGCCGACGACCGCGCCGACCCGGCCGACCGTCAGGATCGTCGGGACGTTCGGCTGGGCCGAGGTGCCTGGTGCGGTGCGTGAAGCGACCATCCTGCAAACGCTCCGGCTTTACACGCGGCTGTCCTCGCCGGCCGGCGTCGTGTCCTTCGGGGACATGGGTGCGGTGCGCGTGTCACGGTTTGTCGACCCTGACGTCGAGCTGCTCCTCGAGCCTTACCGTCGGGTCCGGCTCTAATGGCCGAGCTGTCGCAGATTCGCGACGCGATGGGGGAGGCGCTGACCGCGGTCCCGAACCTGCGGGTCCGGCCGAACATTCCGTCGCTCGTGACGCCGCCTATGGCCGTCGTCTTCCCGCAGACGATCGAGTATGACCTGAACGCTGCACGGGGGGTCAACCGGTACACGTTCACGGTTTCTGTGTTCGTGGTCAAGGCTGACGATCGTGCCGCTCAGCTGCGGGTCGACCCGTTCGTGTCGCCGACCGGGACGGCGTCGGTGAAGGCTGCGCTCGAGGCCGACCGCACGCTCGGAGGCGTGGTGGATACTCTGCGGGTCACGAACGTCAGTAACTACTCGTCGACCGACGCGAATGACGTCCTGTATTTGGCCGTGGACTTTGAGGTGGAGGTGTACGCGTGACATACCAGGTGCGCGTGGATTGGGGCCGGCTGAAGGCTGGGACGACTGTTGGTGCGGATGCGCTGGCAGGCTGTAACCTACGGATGCTGCTTGCGAGGGGAGTCCTCGTGGTGGCACAGGATGAACCGAAGCGGAAGCGGAAGCCGGTGGCACCGGCGACGGACACGGCTACCGAGCCGGAGGAGCTCTAAACCATGGCGCGTATCGTGCTCACGGACGTCGGTGTCGTCATCGGGACGACCGACCTGTCGGACCACGTGGCAACGGTCACGATCAACCAGTCGGTCGACGCTGTCGAGACGACCGCGTTCGGCGACGGCGGCCGCACGCGCGTCGGCGGCCTCGAGGACTCGTCGCTGACCCTCGACTTTCACCAGGACTTCGCATCGGGCGAGGTCGACGCGACGATCGCGCCGCTCGTCGGTGGCACGGTCGCGTTTGAGATCAGCCCGTACGGTACGGCTGTCGCAGCGTCCGGTACCGCGCCTCGCTACTCGGGGACGGTGCTCGTGACGGAGTGGACGCCGCTGAACGGGTCCGTCGGTGACCTGTCGACCGCGTCGGTGACCTGGCCGGTGTCCGGCGTCATCGCACGGGGTACTGCACCCTGAGCCTAAAACTGAATCGGGAGGGCCGTAGTGGCTGTTTCTCTCACCTGCAAGGTTTGGATTGGTGGTTCCGAGTCTGAGTACCCGGTGACGCCGAAGGTCGAGGTCGACTTTGAACGTAAGTTCGGCCTTGGCATCGGCAAGGCTTTCGAGCAGCAGAAGCGCGAGCACCAGCACTACCTCGCGTGGCTGGCTGTGAAGGCTTCGGGTGCGGTCGTCAAGCCTTTCGACGGCTGGCTCGAGACGGTCGAGAACACCGAGGTCGTCGTCACTACCGACCCTCTTTGATCGGCAATCGACGACGTGGACGGTCGCGTCGATTGCGGTCGAAACAGGGATAGCGCCGTCCGAGCTGCTCGCCGATGAGTGGATGCTGCGTGCGATGATCGCGTACATGCGTGACCGGCATGCTCGAAGGTCGCAGCACGGCTGACGGTACTCTTCGTCTTTGCTGAGGAGGGTCCGGTGGCAACTACCCGCGTCGATCACGACGTCCATCCGGCCCAGGTGGTTCCCGGGCTCAACCAGTTCATGAATGATGCTCGGAAGATCGGGCCGGAGTTCGTGAAGGCGCTCCGGCAGGCTAACTCGAACATCGCGGTCTACGTGGTGCAGCGGGCGACCGCGGCGGCATCGACGCAGGCCGAACGTCAGGTTGCTCGCGGGTTTCGGGCTAAGAAGAATGACCTGATCCCGAAGATTGACGTTTCTCCGACGAAGCTGTTTACGTCGAGCCGCCGGCCGAACGCTCGCCGGTCGCAGGATGCGCGGGTTCGCATCATTGACGTTTTCTTCGGGACCGAGTTCGGTGGTGGGAAATACACGAACGCAGGGAACGATACGCACCGGATCGCGCATAAGGGTCGGCTCGTCCGGAAGGGTGGTGGTTACACGACCCAGTTCCGAGCTCACCAGGGCACGCACGGCTACTTCTTCTATCCTACGGTCCGGAAGGAAGGGCCGAACATCGTGAAGAAGTACGCTGAAACGATTGACGACGTCCGCAAGCAGTGGGAGCGAGGGCAGCTCTAATGGCGAGTACCGGTCGCATTTTCGCAATCAACCTGCTTGCCAACAGCAAGCCGGCCGAGCGTGCGTTCGCGAACGTCGGGAAGGCTGCCGGTCGTATCCCGACGCCGATGAAGATTGCGGCCGGTGCGATCACCGCCGTCTTTGCGGCGGTCACGGCCGTTGCAGTCAAGTCTTTCTCGGAGCTGCTGAAGCTCGGTGAGGAGTTCAATAACGTCGAGCGGATCATCCGCGTCGGGACTGGTGCGGTCGGGGAAGACCTGGCCGCACTGCAGGACTCTTTCCGTGCGGTGGCCCAGTCGGTCCCGAACAGCTTTGGTGACGTCGCAAGCGTTATCGCCGAGCTGGACACGCGTACCGACCTGGCCGGTGAAGGGCTCGAGCGGATGGCCGAGCAAATGCTGACGTTGTCGCGGCTTATGGGTTCGGATGCGATCGCGACGACGCGGGAAACGACGCGGCTTTTCAACCGGTTCGGCCTGTCCGCGGAGGAAGCGTCGGACATGCTTGACCTGCTGTTCCGTGCGTCGCAGGCGTCGGGCGCGCAGGTCGACCAGCTCGCCGCGGATGTGACGAAGAACGCTGGAGCGCTGCAGGCTATGGGCCTGTCGCTCGAGGAGTCGGTCGCGCTGTTCGCACTTTTCGAGCGTGAGGGTGTTCGTAGCCGGACGGTCGTGTCGGCACTGCAGACCGGGTTCTTGAAGCTGACGAAGGATTCGACGGTGCCGCTGAACCAGGCGCTCGCCGACACGTTTACGGAGCTGCAGACTCTCGACCGTCAGGCTGCGGAGCAGAAGGGGCTCGAGATTTTCGGCACGTCCGCGCTTGAGCTCGTCGACGCTGTCCGCGACGGGCGCCTGGCCGTGGACGATTTCACTCGGGCACTGCTCGAGGGCGACTCGACGATTATGGGTGTTGCGGAGGAGACGGACGGGTTCCGGGTCAAGCTTGACGAGTTCAAAAACTACTTGAAGCTGCAGATCGAAGGTCCGGCGACCGCGGTGTTCGACGCGCTGACGGAGGTCGTCGAGGGGCTGATCCCGGCGGCCGAGCGGGTGCAGGAGGCTTACAGCGAGCGTGGGCTGGAGGGTGCGCTTGCTCAGGTGGCTGAGGAGTGGGACCGGATTTACGTTGACAAGATTGAGCCGCTTTGGACGACGTTTACCGACTTCCTTGACCAGACCGTGAAGCCGCTCGCTATCGCTATTGCTAAGGAGATGGGTTCGGCGATGTGGGACGGGCTGAAGACTGCGTTCACGGATGGGCTGAAGCGCGGTCTGTTTGGTGATGGTGAGCGGGAGTCGCTGCTGTCTGAAGCCGACCGTTTGCGGTTGGAGT